TGGGAAGATATAAGTATCTTCGTCAGTTGGGACTATGTAAGTAACACGAACTTCAGCATCAGCTGCAACGATACTTTCGTTACATACACCTAACAAATCAGCCACAACGGTTCCGTTGTCGGCTGCTACAGCAAGACCAGCTGTTTGAGCTAGGATCTCTCCTAACACTGTAACTGTTCCTGTTGCTTTGTCAGTTTCTCTAAGTTGGCGTGTATTCTTTATAGTAGCCTGTTTTATTGCTGTCATAAAAAATATTTGGATTAAGGTAGTTCCTTAATCATCGTCAGTAAGAAGTTCGATAGCTTTTTCTTCTGAAAGACCAGTTGCTTTCATCTCATCAATAGATTTCTGCATTTCTGGTGAATACGTAGTCTCCGCTACTGTCCCACCTGGGAACTGCATAGCATTAACTTTATTCTGAACATCTGCACCTTTTAATACTCTTTCGGTAATAGTTTCTGAAGGCTTGAACATGCTTTCACGAGCAAGTTCTAAGACTGTCATTAATTCTTTCCCACTCTTGTTTTGCCAATTGTAGTTGGAATCAACGAAATCGAAAAATACTTCACGGGCGTCTTCATCTTTAAGTTCAACATGCCTATCAACGAAAGTATTAAGGGTTGATTTAACTTCACTAGCTAGTTGTCGTTTCTGGACTATCTCTTCAATATCCTCCTTAGTCGCACCACCTAGTTCTTTAAACCGTTCCTTATCAGCTTTCAAAGCTGGATCTTCTTCTAGCTTCTTTTCGGGATCTACCTCACTCTTTTCATTGAGTGGGTTGATAAATTTATCAGTACCATTAAGGTTTTTTAATTGACCCTTAGTAGTCTGAATATTTTTAGTTATCTCAGCTTTTTGTTCATCAGTTTTAGCGAGTTTACGTTTGTTCACCAAATCCATAAGTTCTGTGCGTTTCTCGAAAGATTCGTCTGATTCAAACTTACCTTTATTTGGTATACGATAATCGTATTCGCCTTCTTTTTTCTTTTCTGGTTCGACAACTGGAGGAGTGCTGGGGTCCTCTGGTACAGGAGCTTCAGGAGTTACCTCCGTCTTCTCTTCAACCTTGACTTCCTCCTTTGCAGGAGTTAGTTCATTTCCAGCTTTTACCGAATTTATTGAATCTTCAAGAACTTTATCGAGTTCTGATTCATCTTCTACTTTCGGTGTTACCACTTCTTCTACAACTTCTTCTTTTTTAACTTCTTCCATATTATTATCCTTTCGTATCGTGAAAGGGACCGATGGTTAATTAAATTGTATATTGAATAAAAAATAAAAGCAACTATCTATCTGTGTATTTCACAAAAACTTGAATTTTTTCTAGTTTACCTCTTAATGCTTCCAAATTAACTGAGCCTTCATTCAAGAATGAGATAGCGTGTTTCTGGAAATCTCCTTTAATTGAATTGTTATTTTCACCAATTGATGTTGAATACTTAATTGGAACAATTACTAGATAAACTTCCTTATCTAATTGTCTATAAAACAAAATATTATCTTCTGGTTTGAATACTTTGTTAAAAACTTCCAATAAATCCTCTCTATCTACAGCTCTTCCACAGGTTTTCTCAAAACTTGGAAGTATAACTCCCTCAAAGAAATAGTCTTCTTTTTTAACTTCTTTCCCAGAGGTATTCATTAAAGCTACTTTTATTTCTGGAACTACTTCCGGTTTATCTACTGGTGCAACTATCGGTTCTAGTGTGTTTATTGGTTCTGGAGTAGTTGCTGGTTTAGGTGCAACTGTTGGTTTAGGTTTAACTGTTGGTTTTGGTGCAACTGTTGGTTTTGGTGTAACCGGTACAACTACTTTATTTTCTACTATTTTTTTTTCTGTCATATTATTTCGGTTATCCTACCGATAAAGGTTTTAATTTTATAAATTATAGAAATGAAGGAACACTTTCCTTTGGAATTTCTTCTGCTGGAACTGGTTCTACAGGAACTGGTTCTACAGGAACTGGTTCTACAGGAACTGGTTCTACAGGAACTGGTTCTACAGGAACTGGTTCTACAGGAACTGTTCCTTCTACATTTTCATTATCTGATGTCATATTTTTATTTTAATTTTAAATTTTTAAAAGATTTGTAAAACTTACTTATATAGTCAGTCATCTCAGGTTTTAATTTTGATCTGACCTCATCTATATATTTTTTTGTTAAAACTACTTTCGGTACTTTCATGTCTACCTTTGCAATCTGATAAGCTTCTTCTATCAGTGCAAATTCGAGTGGATACGGATGTTTATAATTAATATTTATCTTTTCACCCTTTTTCATATCCTTATCAAGAACACATTCCAGTTGTCTACCGACCTCGACAACACTAATTCTATCGGACTCTACAAACGTTGCTTCTAATGTATTCGAATTTACTCCACCTATAAGCATCGCAGACATCTCTTCCGAACTGATTTCAAACTCATCGCCATTCTTGGTAATAAATTTCATTAACTTATCTTTAATAGCCTTGGGTGAGTAACCTATCTGAACTGTAAAATTTTTCTTTTTTATTTCTCTTCCTTTTTTCATACTATTTTTCTTCATGAAGTGAACCTTTTCTAATCGCTTCAAGATGATCAACCATTGCTCGAAGCATTGTACTTTGAACTTCTAATGTAACTGCATTTACAATTGTTTCCCATTCAGTATCAGCAATTATTGGAACTGTAGTTATACAATCTTTCATAAGCTCTATAATAACTGGAGCGTGCTCACTTGTAGCAAGAGCTATCTTCTTCTGTTTTAAATTTTGTTCATTTTCCATATTATTGTTCTATTATATTAATAAAAAACTCTAATGCTCTTTGACGATTTTCTGGAGTATCACTGGGACCACCTTTTCCTACATAAAAATCTATATAATCATCTGCTAAAGATTGAGGTGTATAGTCTTCTTTATTCATTCTCTTTGACATAAAAAATTGATAAGCTAATCTCCCCGCTCCTTCTGGTGTATTTAATTCTTCCTGTATATTTTCTGAACTCATCCCAGGATTTAATGGTTTACCATATTTCGTATATGTTGATGGATCTGCTTCTTGATTAATTGTAGAACCTGCAAGGGTAGCAAGAGCTACTGGAGTTAATCCATACTCTCCACCATATCCAACATCATACGGAACTGTCCTAGCTTGTTCATTCATATTAGCTGGAACTGTAGTATATGATCGTTGTTGATTTCTTGGTGTATTTGGATCAGTCCCACCGCTAGATTCTAATTGTCTAAGTACTGATGTTATTTTCTTCTCATAATCAACTTTTGGTTTAGGTTGAGATTTCAAATACTCATCTCTATTATATGAAATTTTATCACTAAATAAACTTGAAAGAGAACCTTTCACCTTATCAACTCCTCCTCCTATTGAACTGTATATATCTCTTAATCCCATAATATTTTATCCTGGAAAAAATCCTCCTTGAGCTCCTGCTCTTCCAACAGAAGCATCAACAGCTGATCCCATAGGTGATTGTGGTCGTGGAACTTCGTTAGGGTTTTGTGGTTGTGTTGGATCTGCCCCATCTTTAGACATCTGTTGTCCCATTGGAGTAGTTCCACCTCCTTTTCCACCACCTGCCCTATCTTGCATCGCTGTATTTTTTGCATCCTGTTCCATTTGCTCTTGTTGCATTTGTTTTTGCATCTCGGAAGGTTGCTTCGCCATAATCGCATCGTAATCAGCTTTAGTAATATAGTCATAAATATCTCCGTTCTGAATATCAAGAAGTTTCTCCAATGCCATCAATTGAGATGCTGCACCTTCTGGGTCCTGATTTCTCATTGAAAAAATAAGTGTAATTTGATTTGTAATTACTGGGAACAAAGCCATGTAAGTTTGCTTCTGAATTTCAAGAGATGGTAGGAGCATTGAGTCTGGATCAATAATAAATTCTATATAGTCACTCATGTGACCAGTATTTTTCATTTCATCAAATAATCCTTTCGAAGAAATCTGACGAGTATCTACATTCTCCATAACATTTCCCTCTGATGTGAAATCGAAGTTCAATCGTAAATTCTTAGAAGCAGCAGCTACCATTCCAACTGGAATTCCAGCATCATTCAGAACTTCTTGCGATTCAACAAAGTAATCTGGATTTTGTTTTTGGAACTCTGCAAGTTGATCATCAGAATCAATCATAAAGATTTTATCAACTGGATAAATTTGTGTCATCCAAGTATTCGCAATATGAGCATCTGCTTCCAATCCTGTAACCATTGAATTCTTAGGTGGAGTTAATCTATTGTATGCTGCTTCTTTTAGAATCACTGTAGAACCAAGTGTAGTTTCTGACTGTGTTCCAGCTACAATATTATTTACTCCTGTATTCTCTTCAATAGCTTCTTTTTGTTTGTCACCAAACAAAACACCTTGCTGAACATTTCCGGAAGTTTTCACAACATCTATATCTGAACCAGGATTTTTAGGGTTAACGATGTTAGGTCCTCTTTTATATGTAGCAGAACCATTCTGAACTTGAGCTCCAAATAGTAATGGGAATATCTCTGCTTCAACTTGCTGTGCGTTAAGTGAATTTATATATGTAAAAATAGCAGTATTACCTCTCATCATTTCGTAAAGTCCAACTCCGTGAGGGTCGTTCATGTTCTTCATGAAACATCGTGCCACTACAACGGACCCGTGAGAACCATCGTTAGGAAGTTCTCCATCGTAGATTTTCATTTTTCCACAAGTCACAACATACCTATTCATTAGTACATTCTCGTAGTAACCAATGGTTACACTGGTATGAACTTTCTCATTATTTTCATCTTTAGACTCTTCTGAAACAGAACAATATTCTAGCTTCTTTTTATTAGCTCTTGTTGTCGCATCTGGGTACATCTCAAAAAACTCTTCCTTCGGCATATCTTTTTCATAATAGACCTCAGTCTGTGACCAGACATCTCCGTTATTGAATCCAACCCCCAACCAGGTCCTCGTACATTCCAATGGCTCTCTATAAATATCATCAAATAATATCTTATCAACTCCATTTCTTTTAACCTGAACTCTCCGTGGGTAAACTCTCCAAGCCGCCCAGCCGTATGTAAATAAATTCTGGTAAGTTAACATCAAAGTGTTCGAACCATTACCTCCAGTCATAGACCAGTTCCTTTTCCATAATTCATACATAGCTTTCCCGTAGACTTTATCATCAGCTATCACTTTCCCGTCAGGAAGTTTCCCTGCAAGAACTGAGGTTGCGATCATTATCTTCGAAAAAGCAATTGGTTCCTGAGAAACTGGAACCCCAGAGTTATTTTGGTCCCTATCAGTTATCTTCTGAGGATATACATTTATATCGTAGGCTCCGCTAGCCATTTGGTTATAAAATACCATTGAACCCCACCCACTCTTCTCGTACAACTTATTCCCGTAGCTTACAGCTGTAGCCATTAGGTTCTGATTAATTTCCGCAGCCAAAGCATCGAACTTTTCTCTGTACTGACTCTTCTTCATCTCTTTTTTCTTGTCTTCGATGAAGTTTATTGTTTTTTTGTCACCTTTTAATGTAGTTTTAGACATTTTTGTTAGAAAATTAAGTTTATAGAACTAATTATGTTCCTTCTTGTTTTAAAATGCAAGTTTTTTTGTGGATTAGTGAACCATTTGTCCAGTCTGCTCTCCGAACATAGCTTTGCTGACAGAAAATCCTTCTTCCGAACCAGCTCCGTCCACAAAAGCTTCCTGCTCTCCAAGAATCGCATACCCAATACTCGCAGCCATGATTACATCATCGAACTTTTTATCCATCGCTTCCGGTTTCCCTTTAGCATTTCGAATAAACGTAAGCATCTCATTCAGTATCTGTGCCGGAAACCCTGAATCCTTTCGGAAGAACACAGCTTTCAAAGCCGCCAACGCAAACGGTCGTGTAGCGGAGGTGGTCTTCCACCCGAAGAACTTTGTTATCTTCTGTGTTATATCATCGAACGATTTTCTATAGTACAAATTTATATATCCCATCTTTTCCAGTGCATCATTTACCCACAGCCCATCTTTATTTACCTCGATTCCCACCAGAGCCCAGTTGTAGAACTTCCCCAGTTTGTAAGCTTCCGTTGCTAGTTCATCAGGAGCTACCTGCGATTTATAGATCGCATCACACTCCTCCGTCTTGTGATTTATTACATACAATACTTGAGCATCCCCATGAGCCAACCCCTCCGCTGTATCCCCACCTATAATATACCTCGTCCCTTTTTCCGGCATCTTGAATATCTCCAGCGACCCAGAAGAGACCGAATTAAAAATTACCTCCTTCTCCCTGTACCCCAGTTCCCCTTTCTGTCCTTTTTCAACCACCGCTAGCAATTTCGCCACCTTCGCTGTTGAGAAGTACGTCTGACCTGTAGACAAGAACGCTTCCTCGTGGGTAGTGGGGTACTCCTGCATCAGAGATTTTATAGCATCAGGACTATTCTTCCCCCCGAACTGCAACCACTTCATATAGTAGTATGTTATTTCAATATCAGTCAGGTCGTGTTCTATCTGATAAGACCCCCAATCAATCTCACAAATATCCATCTTTTCAACTGGAACCGGCTCGTAGATTTTCTTCATTTCCATTTCATCGTACTGCCAGTTGTAGAAGTGCGGTAAGAACTGCACCTGTGAAAGTTGCGGAGTGATAGTCTCTCTGTCCAACCAGTTTTCCTGGAACATTTCAAAGAACCTCCCCGCCATCCCCTCCGCTGTACTTTCTATAAATATAAATCCATCGAAAGGCACAGTCGGGAATGTCCCTCGCTCTACCTCCTCCGCTCTTTTCGGGTAGGTGGCACACATTTTCGCAAACTCTGAAATATGAACTAGGTGGTAAGTCCCCGACCTACCTGAAACAGACACTGCAATAGAAGAAGTGGAACCCTGCTCCGGTCCATAGTCTATCACCACCTGGATCTTCCTCGAGGACTTCTGGTTAATTTTGAAAAAAGCTCCTTTCACATCCTCCGCCATATTACGAATAGCGAACTCAATCTTCTTATCGAAAATAGTCGTAGCATCCTCCACCTTATGAGCAATCACAATCCCCTCCTTGTTCGTCTGGAATAGAATAGAGTCCAGAATATACAAATCTATGAAGGTCGTGAAACCCAACTGCCTACTCTTCAGTATCACATGCCTATGGTACGGTTTCTTTTTATTCAAATAATTATTATAAAAGTGCCGTTGAGCCTTATTCATTGTAAAAACCTGTTTATCTCCGTCCTTCGTAATTATCCAGTACAAATTCGCCAACCTCCAAGTCTGGTCCTTAATTAATTCCGGGTTATCAGTCAACAACTCAACTATTTTATTGTTGTGATTTTTATAATCTGTATAAGCTTTTTTAGGTTTTCCTGACATTTATTTCCCTAATTTTTCAAACTCCTCCCCCGCTATTGATAATAAATGAGCTTCACGCTCTTCGAAGTACTTCTTCTGTGCCCGTACCACAGTCAACTGCTGGAATATAACAAACAGGCTCATGGGTTTCGAGGTCGGATTAAAAACCTGAAACCGTTGTACATTAGGCGTAGCATCGAATTTTTTATAAAAATCGTGGAGTTTTAATTTCATATATTTATTTATTCCCACTCTACCCCCAACCAGAATGGTCAGGGGTATGAAAAATACCCCATCTTTTATGATGAGGGGTAGAGTCAGAAGTCTGTTTCCTTTTCTACATCTATAACCTTCGTTGTTTCCGCTGGGGTAGTTATCGTTTGCTGTTCTATCTTCTGTAAAATTACAGTCCGCAACTTATTAGTATTATTCCTATTCCCTGGATCTTCTTTCGGAACTACATTAAATTTACTCCACGCACTTCCAATCGCATTAAGAGCCCCTGTTAATTCCTTATTAGAGAAGTCCTCGAACCCCCTCGCCTTGAATTCGTGCATAGCCGCCAGTGCCAAGTTATTAGAATCAATCGCTAAAGCTGCCATCGCATTATTAAAACCAGGTTTATTTTCAATATGACTAGAAACACTATTAGCAGTTGTTGGTGAGTATCCAACATCCAAAGCAATCTGCTTCTTATTCCTTCCCTGAGCCCCGAACAACTGCCGAGCGTAAGCCATTTGTTTCGGGGTACATTGTTTCTTTTTTACAAATACCATCTCTTTATAATATACGAGTTATTTAATTTGTCAAACTTTAGGGGCTAAGCAATTCTTTTAAACCTTCCCAAGTCTCTGATCCCCACTCAACTTTTCTTTTATGTTTACTATAATGCTTATTACAAAACCCTCTACAAGCAACGATACTCGCACATCCTGGTTCAGGACATATAGGAGCATTATCTATTCTGGTAATCCTCTTCTGGAGTCTCTTTTGGTAGTCTTCTTCACTCTTCCCCATTTTTAATTTATAAGTCATATTATATTTAATTAATTATTAAAAACCAAGATCAATATCAGTCCTATAACCATCATTAGATCTCCTCTTATAAGTCTTGTGCTTCATTGGTTGTCTTTCATTCCGTTCCTTTCTAGTTAACTTCTTTTTACACAGACCTTTCTCTTCCAACTTCTCCCAAGTAGTTTGACCCTCTTTCACTCTTCTACTCCACCCAGAATAGTGATTATTACAGAGCCCTCTCGCTCCGTTCTTTATAATCTTCTTACACCTTGGATAAAGGCACTTTTCTTCTCCACAACCGTGAAAATAGTCATCATTATAATTCATAGAATTGTTAAAATAGTGGTTAATCTAGTAATACCTCCATTGTATATTAAGGTGGTTTGTTTGTCAAGAAGAACTTAACTGAAACTACCTTAATTAAAATATCCTTTGTTTTAACCACGTGACAGGGTGTATTTAGTAGGTTGTTCATTTCTATTTTTACCTACCAAGAAAGCAACAAGACAACATAAGAATTGGTCGGAGCTAGGCTGTACATTTCACTTCACAAGATTACATAGTATATATATCTATATACTCTGGGGGGGAAATAGTTATGTCGTTATGTTTGTTATAGAGATAATAACCTTTAGTAAAGCCATATTGTAAACCAACTTAACAGAAATCACTAAATAGTGTCAAGTTGGTTTGTTAATAATAGCAAAAATAAAAAAAAATAAAAAAATAAAAAAAATCTTTTTTCTCCCCTATCTTTTTGTAAGGATTGGATTGTTAGTTAATTGTAGATCTCTTTTGTTTACTTAGGGGAAAGGTGGGACCCCTTTTTTTAAATACCAAAGGGGTGGGGGTGGGGTAAAGGGGTTGCCCCCCTAAGCCGTCCACCCTGCATAATTTATAATGTTATACATTATCAAGCCCCCACGATATAGACGAGCCAAAAAAAAATAAGTGGTAGTCTGAGTGGTGGTGGTGGCGGTGGTGGTCTGAGTTGTGGTTGATTTGAATTGTGATAGTTTGAGTATCATTTCCCCCCACCCCACTATACCGCCCAGCATACCCCCAACCCCATTAGCCCCCAACCTACCCCCCCCAACCGTCAAGCCCTGCCTTATATATCAAGCCCTAAAACTGCCCCCCTAACAAGCGACACCATATAACCCTACACATTACACCTACATTTAACAGGCACGACACCTTATAACTATAAATAGTTATCCACATATTGATAATATATGCTTGACAACACCGACACATTTGCTATACTTATCATAAGAGTTAGAACAGTTATAACTAAACAAATATATGGACGACTACAACAACACAATAGAATTAGAAGACGACAACGAAGTTTTAGACAAAGACTTTGAAGAGCAAGCCCTTGCAGTAATGCAAGACATCGGACTACCCGAAGACGAAGCCGAAGCAATGTTGGATGATTATCTTTATATGTTCGGACTATAACAATTAATAATAAGTAGCCCCGTCCAGATTGCTGGACGGAATAATAAAAATAATATGGAAAAAGAACTTATAAAAGAACTTTCAATATCACAAGAAAAACTAAAGGTAATTGATAGATTATCAAACAGTTTACAGGGTGTAAACAGTAAACAAAAAGATGAAATATCTTATTTAATACATAGAATAATAGAAAGTGCATATTATAACTCAAGCCTTGCAAATGAGGTTTTGGTGTGGTCTTTGGAAAGTAATAAAAACTTATTTATTAAGGTCAAAGATTGTAAGTGTAAATAAGATATTATCAATTAATAACAAAAATAATATGTTTATAAAAACAAAATTAACAGATATATTTGATATCTTAATAAACAAAGCAAAGCAAAAAGATAAAGCCATTTTAGGATTATCATTTGAAACGGTTGATAATATTAACAGTAAAGAAAAAGATATTAATTTGGTTATATCAATAATCAAAGGGAAGGGCTATAAAGATTTTGCTCATTTTCTTGAATATCTTGCCGAGGGATATACTGAAATAGCAATATCAGATGATTATAAATTAAAGTTAGGTTTTAAATAATACTATGATAAAAAAAGTTTAGGCGTTATGTTTTCAATTAATGGTTGTAATATCTTTAAAAGTTGGTTGTCATTTTATAAGTTAATTTAATAAATATATGGATAAAATAAAAGAACAAATAAAAACAATTAAGAACAATTTATTTATAAATGATATTGGTTGGAGAGAAAGGTCAGAAGAGAATAAACAATTATCTCACAAAATAAGGGAAACAATAGCGACTACAACTAAAGAATTTATACCACAAAAATTTATAGTTGATACTTTAGATTTTCTTGATAGTCATAACTTATAACCACTTAATTGCTTGTTAGTGCTTAGAACTCAATTCTAGGCACGATACAGCCCGTTAGTTAGGTTGTTAGGTCGAAAATTTATAAGATAATTATAATAAAAATGTAATGAAAACATATAAAAAGACAATAGAAAAAACTTGTTTAGAGATACAATACGACGAGGATTGCGAAAGTCCGAGAAGTTGGAGTAATTTGGGATACTTTATAACAGTTGATAGTCGTCATAATAGCCCTGACAAGCACGAACAGTTGGAGCAATTTGTAAAAGATACAGGACAAGAGGCAACGAGCCAAGAAGAGCATATTAGAATGATTAAGGAAGATTACGAATGGGAGAACAGTGAAGAGAAAATAATTGCAATATACCCGATTGTAAAATACGAGCATAGCGGAGTGAGTTACAGTTTAGGAAGTACGAACGGTTTTGATTATTCTAACAACGGCTTTTACATTATAACAGCAGAAACACAAAAAGAATTGGGAGTTAAAAAGAAAGA